CTGGGATAGTGTCTCCACCTCCGTAGCCTCCCGGCACTGGACCCCCAGAACTGAATCCGAAGATGCCGCTGAAGAGTCCGCTAATGAGTTCACCGATCGATTTGACCACTGCAATTATGAGAGTCCCAATAATCTCAGGAAGCTTCTTGATAATCTCCTTAATCAAGATTGGGATTGACTTAGCAATAGCCCCAATGATCTTTGGAATCTGTGACACTATCAGTAGTAGGAGATCTATTAGAATCGGAGCTAGTTGCTGAACCAAGATAGGCAGTGCTTTCGCAAGCGAATCAATAATTCCCGGCAACGATTCAGACAGTGCGTCGACGAAGGATCGAAGCATCACTGGCAGACCTTCAACCAATGAATCAATCACCACTGGCAGCGACTCAGCAAGTGCATCCATAATTCTAGGGAAGTTCTCGACGAACGTATCCACCATCGCTACCACAACTTCCGGCAAGTCCTCGGCGAACTTAACCATTGCGTCAGCTGATGCTTGAGGATCTTCTTCAAGACCTAGCGAAGCCACAGCTTGGAATCCAGTCAGTAGACCTTCGAACGCCAGCCCTGCAGCTGCTGTTCCAAGTTCTCCAATGTGCTCCACCAAAGTGACTAACCCGTCCAGCGCGTCACTCATCGCTCCACCGAATTCTGTCCAAGAGAAGGTCGACTCCTGAATCTCTTCATTCGTTTCTCCAACTGTCTCCCCAAAGGCGTCCCAGACTGCAATGAACGCCTCGGCAATCTTGCCAGCAGTCGTTGAATCCTTACTTCCGTCGAAGTTCCCACTGGTTGAGAATGCTCCTCCAGTCTTATTGGCACTTAGGAACTCGCCCTTGCCAATGGCTGCAAAGCTGAGTGCTGCGTTGTCGACTGCGCTGTCGAGGTAATCGCCTGAAATCCTACCAACAATTTCCGACACGGAAGTGATCGTGCCGTCAAGAGCTTTCGAGAAGCTCTCCTTGATAAGTTCAGCAGACGTGACAACCGCATCTCTGTAGGTCTTCTCCGCTTCAATCTGAGCTTCAATCCTAGCACGCTCAGCATCTTGAAGAGCGTTGAGGTAATCGTAATATGAAGTTTCATTTCTCTGCAAGGCTAAGACTGCTGCATCACTTGAGCGCTGATACTCTCCACGGATCTCCACCATCTGATCTCTCAGAGCTTGAAGTGCCTCGGCGTTGGTCAGAGCTGCTTCCGCCAGAGATGTCAGTTCTCCTCCTACGAAATCCCCAAGGGCCGGAATGACTTCCTTGAAAGGGACAATGATTGCATCGAACAGGAACTTCCGAATCCTAGTGGTATTGATAAACTTAAAGGCGTCTTCTACCTTCTTAGCAAACTGTTCTTCCGCTGTGGTTCCACTAGCTTCTTCTGTTGCTTTTTTATTCTCCTCGTTAATTCCCTTCTCAACTGCTGCCACTCGGTCCTTAATTCCGTCGCTGATATCACTGAAGACAGGCGCTACCTTGTCTTGATAGAAGCTCTTCATTGCTTCGAAAGCTCCAGCTCTAGCTGCCGCCACAGACGCAGCCGAGGAAGACGAGGAAACTGATACGCTAACTCCTCCCCTTGCTGCTGCGACTGCACTTCCGCCATCGGTGAACCCCTTGACCCGTCCTGTCCTCAAAGCTTCGAAATAGTCGACACCGTACTTGGCGACGACGTTCTTAGGCATTACGAACTCTCCCGGCTCTAGCATTGCTGGGATGGAATCTCCACCACCGAAGCCGGGAAGACTGCCGCCCTTAGCAAGATGCTTATGAGGGATCGTGTTCTCCAATGCTTCAGCCATTCTATTAAAGCCGTCCGCCGCCGTCTTCATAAACTTCGGCATCACCGTCATGAGCGTATCGATCAGTCCCTTATTGTCATCTACAGACGACTTCATAGACTTAGCAACTTCGCCGAACTTCGCCGACGTCTCAGTGTTCTTTACAAGAGTCTCCTTGAAAGTTACGAGAGTCTTGTCAACAAATGCCGTCATCGCCTTGAATGCTTGATCGATGGTCGCGGACTCCTTGTCCAGCTCCTGCTTGGTAGCGTCAGTCTGTCCAACACCAACCAAAGCAGCGCCCTTGGCAATAGCTAAACCATTACCTTTGAAATCAATCTGAGGGAAGCGCACTTCAAGAGTTTTTTGGAAGCCTTCAAGTCTGGCTCGAATCTCATCCATCACTGCGGTGAGCGCAGCTTCGTCATAAGAGATTTTGATCATCAGAGCATTGTCGTCAAACTGGCCTGATAAATCCCGCTGCATATCCAGTGCTTTCTGAAGAAACCGAGTCTGTCCGAACTGATCTCCTTCTATCTCACCAATGTCTGAAGCTGCTGTTCTATAGCGGGCCAGCGCTTCCTTAGCTTCATCCCACTTCTTAGCTTTCAATGCAAGCTTGAAGTCATCTTTAGCTAGGTTTAGATTTTCCCTAGAGATTTCTACAACTTCGTCTTTGTACTCGGACTGATGAGAGTTGAGTCTTTTAAGCTCAGCTCCAAGACCCTTGTATGAATCCTTCAGTCCGCTTATTGAGATTGAGCCGTCCTCTATCCCTCGGATGAATTTCTCGGTGAACCGATCCTGCTGAGCTAGAACGTCACCCATTGTGACGCCAAGAGCTTCAGCTATATTCTGAGCAGTGCTGAATGAATTCAGCTCGAAGTCTCGCTTGATCGTCTTCTTAAGATCTGCGTCGACCTGACCCTTGATCTCTCCGTACTTGGCAATCAGTTCCTTAAGGATTCCGATCTCATCGTTGTCAAGCTCTGCGCTTTCTTCCTTAAGCTCTTTGATACTCTCAAAGATGTCGAATGCTTCCCCTGCTACATCGACATACTCGCGCAGTAGCTTGGTCTGGTTAGCCTGAGCGACAATACCTTTAGCTAGAGACGCCCCCATGTCATTTTGAATGCGTCCAATCTCTGCAATCTTGCCCTTGAGGTCAGATGCTAGAGACTTCCTCGTATTCTCTCCTCTAAGGATGCGCTCGATGTCTCCACTGATCTCTTGTCGAACCTGAGTCTCTTCATAGAGGGATGTCACCAACTCTCTATGAGCGTCAACTCTCTGCCTCATCAGTTCAAGATTCTTTGAAACCTGCTCAGCATTGTAGTACCCCTCTCCGATAGCATCGCGCTGCATCCTCTGTAATATGAAGTTAGCTTTAACTTCTTGAGCAAGCAGTTTATTCTTGAGTACGATATCTCCAAGAGCTGACCTAGCATTCAACGTCTGCTGATTAGACAGGGTGACGGACTTCTTAAGAGCTAGCTCTGACTTGCGCACATTGATAGCGTGCTTCTTGATCATTGCGTTGAGAGCCTGTCTCTCCTTGATCTCTTGCTTGACAGTTTCCAACTGCTGAAGAGCTAGCGCTTGCCCTCTTTGTTCGGCCTCTGGCTGTTCCCCTGACGTGTTAGCCGCTGCTGTATTATACTCTTGAATCTGAGTCTCAAGTTGAGTCCAAAGAAGCTTGAGTCTTTCGAGTCTTTCGGCTTCATTCGTTGCATCATCGATTGCGTCATTCTTACCTGCAAGGATACCCAGATTATGAGTAGCTAGCTGGATAGCGTGAGCCTCCGACAACAGAGAGTTCAGCTCATGTTGTTTCTTCTGCGCTCCTACGAAGCCATCGAAGAAGGCACCGTAAGCTTCACTCAGTTCTCCAAGAGCTTCAGTTTGAGCAGTAGTCTTAAAAAGATCTTGGTATGCCCTCTCAACCCCTTTGACATCTAAAGAATGTTTGCCAAGTATCGAACCTAGATCTCTTACCTGACTACCTGTGGCACTTATCGCGCCACTCGCATCGGTCATTGAAGCTATGAGTGTATTGCTAATTAAAGCTGATGCCCCTTCTGTGAAGTTGAAAGATGAGCCTAGCTTTAGAGCTTCTTCTAATTCTCCCTTGTCAAATTCGCTTCCATACGCACGAACCACATCTTTCATGAAAGTCTGGGCGGCTTCGTCCGTATCAAACGAGGCTAAGCTAGCATTTATAATCGAGTCAAGGCCAGTCTTGAAGCTCTTCTTAGTGTCGTCGTTAGTAAATTTATACTCGCCTTCGATTGGAACGATGACTTTAGATGCAGATGCGAACTTGATCCTCTTGTCAAGTTCGTCAATCTCATTGAACTTCTCAGTGACACTATTGAGTCCATTTAGTATAACTTCAAAGCTGACGTCGTCAAGTGGCCCTTCAAGGTTGTCTCGAACCAAGACCCCAATCTTGTCCCAAGAGTTAGCGATCAGGTCTACTTCTTTAAACGTTGGCAATTGGATCTTCCTAGACTCAACTGCTGCGTTCTTAATGAAGTTCTCCCAAGTCTTGAAAGCTTTTGGAGAGTCCTTCTCAAAGCTAGTTATGAACTTCTTATATCCCTCTGGAGACGCCTTCTCCAAATCATCAAACGACTTGACCATCTTGCGGATCACTTGATACTGATCGTCGTAGATTTTCTTAACTTTATCTGCTGCCTCTTTCTGAGCGGGGTCAGCGAGATCGAAGTTCAGGCTGAGATCTCTAGCTGTAGTTGCACGTTCAAGTGCTGCAAGTTCTTTATCTAGCTTGTGGAAGTTCTCGTTGTCGAATATGTCATCCCACTTAGCTTTATAATCTTCAAAGACGTTGATGATATTCGCATCTGTCTCTAAGAAAGATTCTGCGATCACTTTATTGAATTCAAGTATCTGCGCCGAATCAAGAGATGTGCCTCCTCCTTCCAGCGCGGCACTCAGGTCGACAGCGACCCTCGACGGCTTGAGTGTGAAGGTGTCGTCAATGACGTCAAAGCTAGTTTCCTCTTGGAATACTTCCAGCGCGGCTTTTTCTTTTGTGATTCTAGCCTCGTCTTCAAGTAGCTTATTGATTAGCTGCTGCCTAGCGATGCGCTTATCAATCTTGACGACGACCATGTCTAGGTTAGCTGCCAACTCTTCCTGAGTCATTGACATGATATCAGACTTCTGGATAAGATCGTCGCTTACGTGATTGAGCTGAGCGAGAACTTCCTTGGCTGCCAACCCTGTTGTCAACAGCCCGTCCTTTGCCTTGCCATTCAATTCATTCACAGACTTAGACAGCTTGTCTAAAGACTTTCGATCTCTTCCAACCTTGTTGATAACGTTCGACGCGTCAGCCATGTCTTGCTTGAGTTCTCTGACTGAAGTCGAGACCGCTGCAATCCCTCCTGCGACCAGCGCCAGTCCAACAAGCACAGCGGTTAACGGGTTAGACAGTGCAGCGGCGCTCAGTCCTTTTACAGCCGCTGTCATCCTTCCAACGCTTGCCGATGCTGTACTGCTCGATGCCGCTACGGCTACATTAGATTCTGTCATTGCGGCATTGGCAATAGTTGCTGAAGCTGTGGCGTCGAACATCAGTCCAGTCTGAATCGCTGCCGTAGTTGATGCCGCCCCGGTTGCTGCAACCCCTCTAGCTGCTCCCCATGAAGACAGTGCGAAGTCTTTCATAGCTGCAGCCGAAGCCATAACGTCCATTCTAAGCACGTTCATGACTTGGACTACCGCCCAGAGGGTCATGATAATTGAGACGCCAACAGCTATGAAGCCGCCAAGACCTAGAAGGCCCGACGTCAGTGCTGGGAACTCCCTTGCGAGATCTCTTGCAGACTTGATCATGTCTACAAAGAATATGAAGATGGGCATGAGCGTGTCAAGTGCGGCTCGGGCGAAGTCAAGCAATGACAGCTTGGCGCTCTCGAACTGCTTTGCGAACTCACCTTTAACAATTCCAGCTAGTTCGTCAGACACTCCAGCTGCATTGTTTTTAAGCTCGTCGAAGGCGTCGTCAAGCTGCTCTGCATTTCTAGCCAGAGTAATGAACGACTTGGTTCCTCGGAGTCCGAAGATCTTGAACTGCTTAGCCAGATCTTTGGACGACACTATGCCGCTTTCCATCTGGACTCCGACTTCTTTCAGGAGCTTCAGAAAGTTAGTCTTCAAGTCGGCGTTCGGATCGAGCTTGATGTTTAGAGCTTTAGCAATCTGCTCAGATTTCTTAGCAGTCTGAGCGAACGTGACCTGAAGTCCACGGCCAGCGGCACCGGACTTGATCATGTTATCGTTCAACACTGCGAGGAATGCCGCAGTCTCTTCGAAAGAGAATCCAGCAAGCTTGGAAGAAGCTGAAGCGAATCGGAAACCCTGAACGAGTTCATCTAATTCGACCTGATGGTTCCGGTAAACAGATACCAAGACGTCGTTGATCTTTGCGAACTCTTCGCCTTCTTTAGACGTAGCTCTGATCTGGTCGCCGAATACCCTGTAGATACCAGCAACGGCTTTCGCCGACTCTTCAGCGTTTGCCTGAGTTGAGATAATCAACTTCATTGTTGAGTTGAGAGCTGCCATCGACTCTTCAGCAGTGAAACCTGCAGAACCGAACTGCTTGACAACCTCAGCTACAGTTTCGATTCTCTCACCGAACTCGATAGCCGTTGAACGAACAACGTCCTTGAGTTCTGCAAAGACTGCCTCGAAGCTCTTAGTGTCAGACTGCATGACAGTCATCGTTCTTGAGAAGGCTCGTGACTCTTCAAGCAACTGGGTGAACGCTGCTCTTACTCCAAAGAGAACCGACGTCACCACTGTCATTGCATTGATGAACTTGAAGTTCTGCCTGATGGATGCACCTAGCTCTTCTGTATACAGACGGAAGCCTTGCCCAGCTCGGCGAGATGTCTTCCCAATTTCTGCCAGCCCATGTCGAGCCTTGTCAACTCCCTGAGACAGTCTTAAGAAGTCATTGTACAGTCTCTTAAGTTCTGCCTGCTCTCGACGTTGCTCGTCGGTGAGCTTGACTCCTTGAGACTCCAGTACAGCAAATGCTCTAGCTGCTTTGTGAGCTGCATCAGCTGCAGTCTTAGCGGAGGCTCCAATTCCTAAGAGGCCCTTGGCAGCGTTGGCCGCTACGTGACCTCCTTGCCCAAGTTCTTTGGTGAAGAAAGCCATGTCACTTTTTGCAGTGATCATCTCAAGGCCGAGCTTCTCGACAGCTCCTTCAGTCATCTGAAGCTGCTGAACAAGGAACTTCTGCTCGCGCACTGATGCAGCGAACGGAGGATTCTTCATTGAGTCGCGCAGCTGGCGCTGAGCTAGAATTAGCGCGCCAATTCTCTTAGTCAGTTCGAACGAAGCAACTCCGTCCTCTGCCTTTCTAGCTATTTCAAGATCTGCGCGTAGTTTTCTGAGCTGAACACCCAGTCCAGCTAGTTCCGACTCTGCCTTATTGATATTCTCAACGTTCAGTCGTATGAGGTCTGAGCTATTCGATCTCGGGGCTTTCTGAATGTCCTTCAATCTCTTGCTGAGATTTTCGACAGCTCCCTTAGCCTTGGTAGCTCTCTTGTCGAGGTCGTTAAAGACTTCGGTCCTTCTCTTCAGGTCTACTAGAGGCTCGCTAACCTGCTTCACAGCTGTGCCGATGTCCTCTAGTTCTTCTTTGATTGATTTCGAAGCTTTCTTAGCCTTTGCCTCAACTTCTCCAAGTAGAGCCTGCAAGAGCTGAGCAGACTTCTGTGCGCCTTCAGGAGTGCTCCTGTCCAAGCCTTCAAAGAGACCCGTGCTGCTGGCAGCCATCGCCTTCAGTTCATTAGAAGCCTCTCTCGCCTTGATCTTAAGGTCAAGCGTTGTCCGAATGAGAGCTTCCTCTCGATTTTTAAGCTCGCTTAAGTTTTTGGCAGCCTGCTTGACTAGTTCGTTGTCTCGCTCGCTTACCGGATTCGTCTTGTCGTCTACAGTAAAGTTAGCACCACGGATTGCGCTACCAGTGGCGAGCGCTCGCTGACTTGCAGTTCCAGCTGCGTCGGTCTGAGTCTTAGCCTTGGCGACAACTGCTTCGAAGTCCTTGAGGACTCCTGTCGATTTTACAACTGCCAGTGAAGTGGAGTTGAAAGCCTCTTCCATCTTCTTGAGTGAAGCGACCTCAGCCTGCTGTTCAGGAGATAGCTCTCCCATCACTTCTTTCATCAGGTCGAAGCTTCGGAGAGTTTCTCTGACATCTGATGCCAAAGACGTAGCTGTGCTACCGAGCTTGAGCAGATCCTTCGCGGCTCTCTCAGCTTCTACTCCACCAGAGGCTAGACCCTTGATAGCCCTGTCCCAATCTGCCTTCAAAGAGATCGTAGCTATCCCGAACTTAGTCGATGCGCCAGTGGTCTTTTGAATCTGTCCCTCTAGGAACTTGAGCTGGTTTGCGTTCTGGATGTAGACGGGATCTCTCAAGACCTTGTTGAGCTTCTCCCGCTTCTCGGTGAGCTGCTGCATTTCAGCAATCATCTTCGGAGAAACAATTCCATCGCCGGTCGTTGCCGCAATGGTCATGTCTGCGCGCAACTTATTGATCGTTGTATCGAGAGCCTTGACCTCTCCTTCTGCACGCCTGATTGCCTCGACGTTGACAAGGATACTAGATGAGTCCTTTACAG